GTTTATGCCATTGAATAATCAAAACTATACAGCAGGTATTGACCCTTATGACCACAAAGAAGTATCGGACTCTCACAGGTCTCGTATGTCTATGGGTAGTCTTTGTATAATGAAAAAGTATAACCCATTAAATGAATCACCTGTAGATAATGGTCCATGTTTGCTTTATGTAAACAGGCCTGATAGCCCTGAGGTGTTTTATGAGGATTGTCTAATGGCATTGGCTTATTATGGAGTCCATGCACTAATAGAGAATCAGAAACCAGGTATTATCCATTACTTTGAAAGAAGAGGGTATAAGCCTTTCTCTTATTTTATTCCTGGCAATAAAGAACCAGGTATAGCTGCAACAAATAGAAACAATACATATATATCTGAGGTTACAGACCAATTCATTAATGACCATATAGACACGGTTTATTTTGAAGAATTAATAGAAGATTGGTTACAGTTCAACCCAGAAAAAACAACTAAATATGATGCTGCCATGGCTTTTGGCTATGCTTTAACAATGATGGTTAATATTAACTTTTCACCAGATAAAGTAAAGCAAGAAGCTAAAATAGAAGACTATTTACCTTTCTTTAGAAAGAGTAATGGTAAAGGGTTATTCGGTAGATATTAACAATGATAATGAGCGTAATATATTGATAATTTTAAACGCCGAGAGGGCAAAAATAAAATATGGAATCACCGCAATTAATGGGTTCAGTAGGAATTAGTTTCCCTGATGAAAATGTTGACCCTAAAGTAAAAAGAGAAAAACCTTGGTTATTACAATATGCTCGTGCAGCATTTTCAGCTTATGGAGATACTCCATTTGGCTCAATTGGTTGGAGAAGCCGTGATAAATACGAATGGGTTAAAACTTATGCTCAAGGCCGACAATCAACAGATAGGTATAAAAGAATCTTAACTCCTGACCAAGACCCTACAAATAACACATTAGTTGTAGACTGGTCTGTATTACCTATTATCCCTAAGTTTAGAAGAATTGCATTAAGCCTTTTAGAAAAGCAAAACTACAGTATTCAAATTGACCCTGTAGATGCTTTTGCTTCTACGGAGATTGATGCTAAGTTGCAAGCAATTAAAACAAAGATTCAAGTTAAAGACGCATTGAAAGATGTAGGTCTTGATGAATTAACCCAATCTCCATTACTTACACAAGAGCCAGGAGAACCAGATGATTTAGACGGGTTACAAGTATTAGAACTTGGTATTCGCCATAGAACTTCAATGGAAGCTGAACAAGCAGTTGAATTAACATTTGACCAAAATGATTTTCCTGAAATGAGAAGACAAGTTATTCAAGACTTGTTTGATTATGGGGTTGGTGTATATAAAGATTACAGAGATGGCAATTTAGTAGGAACTCGTAGAGTTGACCCTCGTAGATTGATTATCAGTTATTGTACTTATCCTGACTTTAGAGATTTAAGATATGTAGGTGAGATTATGGAATGTCCAGTGTCTCAGCTTATTGCTATGAGTAATGGCGAGCTTACTAAAGCTGATATTGAGTTTTTATATCAATATGCAGTTACTTATCAATGGAGAACATCTCAACCAGTAGGTAATGCTTATTATGGTAGTTATTCTGATTTTTGGAATAAAGGTAAAGTACAGGTATTAGATTTAGAAATTTATTCTACTGATGATATCGTAAGAGAAGAAAGAATAGACAAACGAGGTAATGTTATTTTTGGTAAAGCATCATTTGATGATTACAATAACAAGAAAGACAAATACAAAAGAAAGCAAATCCAAGGTGGTTATAGAATCAAATGGGTTGTAGGTACTGACATTTGTTTTGACTATGGTCGTATGTATGATATGAAAAGAGACCCGTTGAATGTAGCTCGTATTAAATCAAGCTACCATATTAACGCTTGTGATTTCTTTGATATGAAAACATTTAGCCGTATGGAAGCTATTATCCCATACGCAGATGCTATACAACTATCATATGCAAGATTGCAACACGAACTCAACACAGCCGTACCAAAAGGGTTTATGGTTGACTTATCTGCTTTGGAAGAGGTAAGTTTATCTGGTGGGGGAGAGAAAATGACACCACGAGATATTCTTGACTTGTATTTCCAAAGAGGGGTTTTAGTTACTCGTTCTACTACGTTTAACGGACAAACCAATAGGATGAAAGCAGTTGAAGAATTGCAAGGAGGAGTTGGGTCAGCTATCCAAGAGTATTGGACTTTAATCAATCAGAACATTGACATGATTCGTCAAACCCTTGGGTTAAATGAATTAACAGATGGTTCAACTCCTAATCCTAAGCTATTAACAACTGTAGCTAATTTAGCTGCTACAGGTACTAATAATGCATTAGGTGATATTAACAACAGCGATAGATTTCTAACAGAAAGTCTTGCCGAGTCAGTTATTATTAGAGTTCAAGATATTATTAAAAATGGTTATGGTGAAGACTTTGCTAAATCATTAGGAGCAGGAACTGTAGAGTTCTTAAAAGTATCTCCTGAGATTTCTAAATATACATATGGTATTCAGATAGTAGACAAGCCTACTGCTGAAGAAAAAGCTAAGTTAGATGAGCTAATGAAAGTAGCTTTACAGTCTGGTCAAATTACTATTGATGACGTTATCCGTATGAATAACATTCAGAACTTAAAACAAGCTGAATTATTCTTAGCTTATAAAGTTAAAAAGAATAACGAGAAGAGACAAAAAGAAGCGTTAGAAGCTCAACAACAAAATGGTCAGATACAACAACAATCTGCTTTGGTTGCTGAACAAGCTAAACAACAAACTGCTCAAATGCAAAATCAATTAGAGATTCAATTAGTTCAAGCTAAAGCTGAAATGGAAGCTAAGCTTATCCAATTGAGAGGTGAGTTTGAATTAGAAAGAGAAAGAATTGCAGCAAGCGGTAGAGTAGAATCTTCTTATGTACAAGCTAAAGAAAGAGATACTGCAAATATAAGAGATAATAAAACTAAGCTATTGAAAGAAAACTTAGATGGTAAAATGGGTGCTATTGATATTGAAGCAGATTTAAAATCTACTGTAGAGCCACAAACTCAACAAGGTCAACAACTACCTATTAACTTAAATGCTTTTTCTTTCATGCCTAAAGGGCCTCAACAACAACCTCAAATGCAGCAACAGCAACCTGAAGCTGCACCTGAACAAGAAGGCCCAGCAACAGGTATTGAAGCTTTAGAACAAGCATCTGCTTAGTAATGAGCGTATTATAAAACTAAACACAAACTAAATACAATGGAAAACACTACACAAGAAACAGCTCAAGTAGTTGAACAAACTGCTGAGCAAACGGTTCAACAACCCGTAGAACAACCAATACAAGCTGCTGAAGTTGCACCTGCTGCAAATGACAAGATTGTATTAAAAGGAGTATCATCAGGGATTGATTATAAAGAACCAGAAAGTATCTTTAATCAAGCTCCACAAGAGCAAGTGCAAGAACAAACCCAGGTAGAACCACAACAAACTGCAAGTGAGCCAGTTGTGGAAAATGAGGGCGTAATATATAGGGACGAGCCAAAAGATGAAACTGCAAAAGTTGAAGTTGACCCTTATGACTTGTTAGGAGTAAAAGAAGATGAGTATTTTAAGAAGTTAGTAGAAGCATATAAAAACCAATCTTTAGATGAGTTTTTAATTGCAACAAACATTGATTATGATGCTATGAGTGATGAGGAGATTTATGGTATGGAATTGCAAAAACAATTCCCTTCTTTAGATCCAGATGATTTTAATCTTTTACTTGAAAAGAAACTACAAAGAGAATTTAATTTGGGTTCGGGTGACGAATCTGATGAAAGGGTAGGTAAGTTGTTATTGAAACAGCAAGTTGAAAGAATCCGAGAGGGATTAAAAGCTGAGCAGGCTCAATACCAACCAAAGTTCAACCCTAATAGTATAGAGGCAAAATTGCAAGAGCAACAAGCTCAACAGCAAAAGTTAGTGGAAGAATTTAACGGGTATGTTTCTGAACACCCAGCAACTAAACAACTTGAGACAAGTAGATTGTTGCAATACGGTGTAGGGGATACAAAGTTAAATTACGAAGTTAACCAAAACGTAGACTTAAAAAGTTTAGCTGTAGATAGCAATAAGTTTTTCTCTATGTTTGTTGGCGAAGATGGAAAAGTGGATATGAACAAATTCTATAAGGTAGCTAATTATGCTGCAAGTATGGAAGGGGTTGAAAAAGCACTAATCAATCTTGGTCGCTCTCAAGGAGAAAAAAGAATCTATGATGAGTTAAAAAACACAAAAGTGTCAGATAACATATCTATTCCATCAGGTAGTAATCCACTTAAAATTAAATCAATAGATGGGAAACCATTTTCATTTTAAACAATAACTTTTTAAAAACTAAACAAAATGCCAAGTACACCAATTACAGGTAGCAATTTACCTTTCGGTTATTCAACTTCTGGTGCTGTAGATAAACCTTACGTCTCCCAGAGTAATTCAAACTTAATCACTTCTACGTCTTTATTAGACCAACGTGATATTTACAAACAATTAGTAGACACTCAAGACGATGCTGAGTGGTTAGATTTCTTATGGTTAGCTGGTAAAAAAGAAACCACTTCTATGCCAATCTACTATAGCATGTATAATGACAAATTGTACAACTTGTTAGATTTAACAGGCGCTACAATTACTGGTTCTGGTACTACTACATTAGTTATTACTTTTGCTAATACTACAGCAGGTAATGCATCTTATAACTTTATCTTAAACCGTGACTTAGTTAAAACAACTAACGGTAATGTAGGTCAAGTTTCTTTAAAAGGTGCTTCTGCTCGTCAAATTACTGTTACTTCAGTTGATGGTAGCAACTTAACTGCTGCTGCTGGTAACAAACTATCTGCGTTCTCAAATGCTCAACCTGAGGGTTCTGATGCTCCTGAACAACGTCGTTGGTTAGTTAACAAATTGACAAACCAAACTCAGATTTTCAGAAATACAATGAGAATTACTGACGTTCAAAACATGTCAAAAATTGAATTAGAATTCCAAGGTAAACCATATATCTTACCTTACGAAAACATTCAATCTTTACAAAAACACCGTGGTGATATTTCATTAGCATTGTGGTTAGGTCAAGCATCTTCTGCTACTTTCCAAGGTACTGCTTCTGTTAACTATCCTGCTGTTCAAAGTTATGCTACTCAAACTACTCGTGGTATGGATAGCTATATTACAAGTTATGGTATCAATGGTAGTACTGCTACTGCTGGTGCATTCACTTTAGCTGACTTAACTAACATTGAAGCTCAGTTGATTGCTGCTCGTTCTCCAATGGAGTATATGATTGCAGGTTCTAATGCAACTGTTGCTACTATTTCTGACTTCTTGAAAAACTTACCTTCTTCTGGTGTTGCTACAAGTACTCCAGTAGTTGGTGGTCCTTCTTATCAAAATGGTATCCAATCAGGTCGTATCATGATTGATGGTCGTGAAGTTGACTTAGAAGTTGAGAAATTCAAACATGGTGGATTTACTTTCAATTTGAAAGCGTTTAAAGTATTATCTAACCAAGATGTTATGGCTTACACAGGTTCAAGCGTAATTACATCTGCTTACTTCATGCCAATGGGTAAAGTTAAAACTGTTGGTGGTGGAATGGCTGATTACTTCCGTTATCGTTACCAACCACAACCTACTCCAGGTTTAGGTTCTGCGGAAACTGCTGAAGTTATGACTGGTGCTCTTGCTCCAACTCCAACTAACCAAGAAATGAGTTTAACTACTACTTGGACTTCAAACATTGGATTAGAAGTATTTGCTCCTAACCGTTTTGCTAAAATCCAAGTTAACGGATTCTAATAAAAACAAAAGAAGAAAAGGGGATAGAAATATCCCCTTCTTTTCTTAACTTTAACACAAACTAAAACACAAACAATTATATGGCACTTAAACATGTGGGCATCTACAATAATATTCCAGCGGAATATATGCCTAAATTACCTAAAAGAGGAACTATAGTAACTTATCGTTTCCTTGATTATTATAACGACCCTTTATCCGAGACAGATTTACCTGTATTTAAAGCAAAACTAATGATTCCTTGCTTTTCTCGTTTTTTTGATAAAGCAAATAACGACTGGATTGAAATAGGGTTAGTATCTGGTGTTGATGCTTTTGGCAATCCAATTCCTAACATGGTTAGAAGAGTATGGGTTGAACCACAAGCTAATGCAGGATATTTAAATTTAACAATTGGTAATGCTGCTGATGATGAATTATTTCAATATTTGGAATTAGCATCATTCAATTTAGCTAACCCAAATAGAGATGAAAATGTTCATCCAATACTTGAAAGAGTTGACTTTGAAGCTGAAGCAAGAGAAGCTCGTAACGACTTGAGAAATAAAATGGAAGCAATCAAAATTGCAGGTAATATTGCAAAAGAAGATTTACCACGTTTCTCAGCATTGTTAGGATATGAATTTGAAGGCTTAACAGAAGAAGAAGTGCGTTTCAATATTGAAAGTTTTGCCCATGAAGATTCTGAATCTTTTATGGATAGAATTAAAGATAAACATTTTGATATTAAATCATATATATCATTAGCTCTTGCTAAAGAAGTTGTATACATTGACGAAGAAGAAAGAAAGTTAAAATGGTCTGATTCTAACGGAGACATCATGAGACTTGTTGATATTGAAGAAGAAGAAGTAATTGACGCTTATGCTTCTTGGGCATCTAAAGAAAAAAATGGTAAAGACGTACATCAAGAGTTGTTGTCATTACTAAGTAAAACTAAAGCTAAAGCTAAAGCTTAAGATTGTGTTTGTGTTGAAATCTTGAACGGGGGAGTTTCTACTTCCCTTTCAAGTATTTCAATTAAAATTATCCCTATATGAAATGTCATATAGGGTTTTTTTATGGGCGTATTATTTACTATGTTTGATAAACTTAAAGGTATTGTGCCTCAGGCACTTATTGACCAAATGCCAGCACATGGCATTGATACCCCATTAAGGGCTGCTCATTTTTTAGCACAAGTTGCTCACGAGTCAGGTGGGTTTAAATTTAAATCAGAGAATTTAAACTATAGTAAAGAATCTTTAGTTAAGGTATTTCCCAAGTACTTTACATCAGCATCAGCAGAAGCTTACCATAGACAACCTGAAAAGATAGCAAACAGGGTTTATGCAAATCGTATGGGTAATGGCGATGAGAAAAGTGGTGATGGTTGGAAGTATAAAGGTCGTGGATATATCCAGTTAACAGGTAAAAACAATTATAAACAATTTTCTGAAGATATAAAAAACAACGAAGTGTACGACAACCCAGATATAGTTGCCGATGATGAATTTGCAGGACTAAGTGCTATTTGGTTCTGGAATAAAAATGGCTTAAGTAAAATAGCAGATACTGACAATTTAAGAGACGATAAAACACTAATTAAATTAACTACAAGAGTTAATGGTGGTACTCATGGCCTTGCTGACAGATTAGAAAGATTTAATAACTACAAAAAGATTTTATTGTAATGGAAGTATCTACTAACGACTCTTCAACTAACCACTATTGGTTATTAGCAAGCTTATTTTTAAATATAGTTGCTAACTTAGATAAAACTAATGTAACATTTATATTAGGTGTTATTGTTTCAGTACTTGCTATAATTAATTATGTTATCCAAATTAAAAAAAATATTAAGCGTAAAAAATAAACAATGGGCACTAAAGCTATTTATATATTCTTATTGGGCGTTATTATTAGCGTGTTTTATTCTTGTAGCCCTGTTAAAAGAGTGCTTAGTAGCCCTAAGTATTATGACCAAGTTAAAAGACAAGTTATTCTCCGTGGAGAATGCGCTAATGACACAGTTACGAAAGAAGTTATTATAGACAATGTACGTTATAAAGATACAGTAATTCATGACAGCTTTAGAGTGTTAATGCCTGTAGAATGCCATTTAGATACCATAGTAAATAACTTTAGCGTTTATTTAGACAATGGGCAATTATGGGTTAAATGGTTAGGTAAGATACCTGAAAGAACCATTGAAAAAAAAACTACCCATGTCATTGTAGATAGAGCAAAAGAAGCTATTTTAATAGATTCTTGTAAAGCTTTAGAGTTAA